GAAGGGAATCATACCCTTGAACCGTTGATCAAGTAAGCCGTAGGGTTTGCCATCTTTTTTTGGCATTGCCACTACTTGCTCAGTCGGATCCATATCAACGATCATTAGGTTGATCACATAATCGCAAGCCGCATTGGTTAGGTTGCGGTCAATCTCATCCAACTTCTTCCAAATGAACAAGTGACGGAACGCCTTGTGAAGGTTCTCGTGCAACACCACGAACCCCAACTCCTTGTCATCCAACTCACGAACGAACTCCCTTCCGTATGTCTCGTCACGCCCATCGGTACATGCGCTTGGAAAGTCATCGCTAATTGAAGTCTTGCCCACCATCATGATGCCTGACCACAGAGCGAACTTCGGATTACGCATGAGCGCAATCTTCACCTTCTTCAGTCGCCGTTCTTCTTTGTCTTTATCTAACATTGTTAGCCTCTTTGAGTAACTTGTTTTTGCGTTTTGTTTCAAGACCTTTTTGTGCAGCCGCTTTGTATATTTTTGTTCGTTCTTCTAGCCTCATTTGTAAATACATGCGGTCTTTCAACCCACGCTCCACAAAATAAAGAATCTCTTTAATGTTTTCCTCGGTCAGTCTCAGTTTCATAACAAGTCCTCGTTCTTTGCCACCCAATCAGCAAACGCAGTAGAACTGAACGCGATGCTCTGCTTGGTCGGAGATTTCGCCACATTGATAGCGAAGCATGCTTGCCACTCAGGCTCGAACCTCTCCAAGTACTGCATAAACGGAGTGATCGTTGACTTATCAATCTTAGTGATGGCGCCAAAGATAAGAACCGCACATGCACCTGCACTACTAGGTACATCACAAGTCTTGGAGTTCTTGATCATGTTCTCCCATGTCGGCAACTGATCTTGATACTCAATGAATGCTTGCATGTCCCGGCTAGCCGCCTCGCCAATCGCACCTGACATTGCCGCGATTAGAGTATCCGCATCAATCTTGTCCCGTACCTTAACAATGTTAGATGCTCTCTCCAAAGATCTTGGGGATACAAACGCCATCTGCATCTTCTTCGGGTTGTAGATATAGGGGTTGTCACCCTGTGCCTCATCGGTATAAGAAGCAAGCGCATGGGGGAACTGACGAACCCACGCCATGACAACGGGTTCGATGTCGTTATTCACCGCCCACTCTAGCCACTCGTCTGCATCGGGTTTGCGTACAGTCAAGGGGATAATGCGGTTACGGCTATGCGCTTTCAAATTGTCACCAACTGCATCCGAACTTAGGTTGCCTGTGAGGAACACAATAGAATCAGGATGGATTGGTACATCACCTAGTCTTGGGTTGGACACCTCAAGCATGGGGTGAAGCATGTTCTTTACGGGGTCAAAACCCTTTGAGTACTCGTCTAACATTGTTATGACGGGTTTGCCCAAGTGAATCTTGAAGCGACTATTAGGGTAATACCTAGTTACCTTGGCCTCGTGGTCAATCACGGGCATGGCGATGTCACCCAAGTCCATGTTGGGTACATCAATGTAGGCTACCTCGTGGTCGGGTAGGCTTGCGGATAGCGACTTAAGCAGAGAACTTTTGCCTATGCCCGGCTCACCCTGTAAAAAGTAACGGTTCATCGGGGTTGCTAGGATGACGCTAGCGGCTTGCTTGAGGGATACCTCTTTACCGAATGACAATACACTCATGGCGCTGTACTTCCTTTCTTGGTTGGAACTACTCTGTTATCCCCTAACATTGTTAGGTGGCTCATTGGTGGCTCATTACTTCTCCACTCTTATTAACATTGTACCACATACTACTACCAAATGCAAGTACTTTGGTCACACCTAGTTACTAAAGAACTTCGCATACGAATCCTTCTTTTGCTCTCCGAAATGCTCAATCTCTACGAATGCTTCACCTCGATGCATGTAGAGAGTCACCTCATCCAACTGTCGAAGAAGCGAACTCAAGTCCACACCCTTCCACAGGCGGCGTAAGTCAATGCTATATGCCAACCACAGGAACGCACGATAGAAGTCTTGCGTCTTGTCTACTACCCCGTGGTCTTCTATCAACTGCTGGAACTCAGCCAATTTTTCCTTGGGTATTATGTAACCGTTGCCTAGGTAGAGTCGGGGAGGCATCACAAGCAAATCACCCTTGGAAAACATCGCCTTCAACTCTTCGACATCTATATTTAATCTCCCATCAACTGCACGCAGTCTGAACATGCGATCAATGTAGTCACGGAACGACTTGTATCGCTTCCTAACATTGTTAGCCCCCTCGCGGTTGATCTTGTGCGTCTTGCACAACTGCGGGTTGGTCAACAATAGACCACCTGACCGGCTACGACGGAATACATTCTCTCCCTGCGTGAGTAGCGGGAACGCTTTACTCTCGTCGTTCTCTTCAGTCTTAGCCACAGCCCACACTTGGTTATCGAACTGATAGAAGCGACCACGCAATATATTGCCCATGAACGCAGTCGTAGTTGGGCTTGCCCATCCACCTATCTGCACCACAATATCGTCGTTGGGTTTGAAAGTTAGCACATCAGTCTGATACAGGCGGCAAGCGATGTCCCCGTTGGGTTGCTTGAGTATCTGCATCTCTTTATGTCTACGCGGGCCAAGCGGTTTAATCTCAGTCCCACGAATCGGCTTTATACCCGCCTCCCTTTCACATGCTTCGGCGTAGGTAAAGATTGGCTCAATCTGTCCGCTTGCGTGGCTTTGGTGTCCGTATGCCATTACTTACTCCTTTTGTCTTATGTCTAACATTGTTAGTCATCCGTGAAGATGTTCCTGTTTTAGTTTGCCTTATGGGTCTTGCTTTTGGCGGTTTGTTTTTGTGCATCCTTCCCCTCCTTTCGCATGTCTAGCCACATCACCACACCGATCCCAACAAATACAAGGATCACGAACCAAGCCAACTCTTGCGCGGCTTGGGCGGCTTGCCCCGACTCGTACCACCAATTAGTTTTCATTTGCTTGCCTTTGCTTTCTCAAGTATGTCTTCAATTAACTTGCACCCAAGGATGAACGCATCCAACTCGGCTCGGCTTAGGCATACCACCTTCTCCGCAATCACTTTGCGCCCACGCTTGACTTGCACCTTATGCTCAAGGGGTGTTGTTTGTTCCACACTAAACTTCGGCGGCTTCATTCCTTATCTCCCCTGCCCATCACAATGCATGCCAAAAAGTACACACAGAACGCAATCAGGATCAGCCCTAGTGCGTCGTTGAACATCCGTAAGAACTCCGCTATCTCACTCACTTGCTTGCTCCTTTTCTAATATGTACTCCTGCGCTTGCCTGAACGCATCTAACTCATCCTTGGCATAAAAGTGGAAATAGGTCTGATCGTTCATATCAGTCAGGAACCACACCATGAACAGATTGCCGTTTGGCTCACCCATATTCATAGTCCTAACCACCCTAACAATGTTAGGCATCAGACACCCTCTCTTTTTGTAGTACACATCTGATCTGATGGGCTTGGACATTCAGCGTGTACTTGCGCTCATCCATAGTGACTATGGTTATCAACTCGGCTATGCGCTCAACGAAGCATGGCTTGTTATTGAAGCGCACCACATCACCCACGCGGACTTCGCCATCGGCATCGAATAATTTGTAGGTTAAGCCCAACGCCGTCCTCAGACTTTTCGGTTGTGGATACTGTGGTACGGGCTGTAACGGGTTAATTTTCATAAAAGTCCTCCTCTCACTAATACGCTAGCCAACACATGAGCAACCATATACGCCACCAAAGAAAACGCAATAGCGAACCCGACTTGCTTGCTTATATCTCTCATTTGACTAAACCTCCTTTGTTGTTGATACCTTGCGCCGCTTCCCTTGCAGTCTGCGCCGTGAAGAACATTGCCCCTTGTTTGTGGGGCGTTAAAATAGTCCACCCTCTCCGATCTTGCCTTGCTTGCTCCTCACCGCAGAACAGGCACAACTTGAAGCCCAACTGCGCTCTGCCTTCGGATACATCATCACCACAGACACGACATAACATTGTTAGCCTCCGGACAAAAGATAAAGAAAGTAAATACCCAATACTCAACTATACCTATATTGTATCACAATGTTAGACTGAATGCAAGTACTTTGGTCGCAGGGGTGACTAGGGGAATGTTAGGATGTTGGAAAAGCGGGGGGTAATGTGAGGAATGGTTCTAACAAAAGAAATGGCTTAGTGGCGCGGGTTAGCGGGGAGAAATGGGGTTATTGTTATAATGTTAATAGAGAAAGAAAGAGAGAGCGGTTTTCTGAATCTTGCACAGGTGCGGAGACTGCACTTGCGGAGAACCTCGAAAAGCCGACCCCTCTCAAAAATCACGTTAACATTATAACAAAAGGAGAAAACTCAATTAAATCAACAACTTAGGTAATGTTAGATTCTAACATTAGCCCAAATTTTTCCCAACATTCTAACAATGTGATGCTCGCGTCCTTTCATCCCTCCTAAGAACTATCATCAATAAAAATCGGAAAACAAAAAAGCCTAACATTGTTAGGCTAGGGACAAAAGAAAAACCCCGCGAGTGCGGGGTTTCAAGGGGGCGGGGTTTCCCCCGCCTCGGGTTACTTGATCAGGGAAACATCAACCCCCAATTCGCGCAAGGCCGAGACAATAAAAGTCTGAGCATTCTTGATCGCCTCGGGTAACGATTCCTGACGGGCGTTGAATTTGTAGAGCGCGGTCAACTCCTCGACATTGCGGAGCATCGGGGATCGCGTATTACCGGCTTGCGAATTCCCGCCTTCGCCTTCGCCCTCGGTTACTTCTTGCGGATACTTTTCCTCGCGCCCATACTTGCGGATCCGCGCCCATACAGTTGACGGGTTGGTGTGATCGATGGCCTTAAGAACCTTATACAATTCGCCCTTTTCCGCGTGTACGGGTTTTGCGGATTCATTGACATCCTTGGCTTCTACCTCGAACCAATCAAACCCGAAGACTGAGTTTAATTGAATCGCATACGCACGCTCCGCACCATATCCGCGCTTAAGCGCATCGCCAACGGCCTGACGCAATACATCAAGTGAAACTGGGGCGGTAACTACCTTATTGATATTTTCCATTTTTACATCTCCTAACATTGTTAGGCCGGGATCGGTTGGCCTATGAACCGATGAACCATTCTTTTGATCCATGCCCTAATTGTACTACAAAATACCCATCAAAATCAAATATCGTGAAAACAATAAATAGGGGGGATACCTAACATTGTTAGGGCATCGGCAACCCGACGCACCCCGTACCCCCCAATCCGCAACGGGACTCCGGCACCCCCTATTACTTACTAATCTGCACATTGGATTACACATTTTTAAACTCTTAACTCGCGGTCTCTATTTGTATTACACATACTTTGATACCCCCACCCCCCTTCAATTTAGCGACGCTTAACTCGCGGTTCTATTTTTCAAAACACCCCCCTTACCTTTTTGAATTCGCACCCCCCGGGGGGTATATAATTTTTATGTGGGGGCGCCCTTTTTGACGATGGGGTTTTTAAAGTCCCCCACACCTTTATTTCATTGTGTTATATTCGGCACAACTTGGAGCCACAAACCGCCCATTACATGCCCACTGTTAACATTGAACCTACCACCACGCATCCCGTGCCATTTAGTACGGAGGACGAGGTGCCGACTACTTTTGTCGAAGAGGTAGCGGTAGCAGGGGCGACGGCGGAATTACAGGTGGCGCTTGGCGCACCCTTGGAAGTCGATGAATCGACGGCAGAAAAAGAAAAAACTCTGCTAGAGCAAGCCATAGCCAAGAAAAAGGCGTCTGGCCTACAGTCCCCAAATACAGCCTTTGCAGCGGCGGCCTTCCTAAGAACATATGGTCAGCAACTTGCTATAGACGTAGCCACGGCCCGGGCGGCTATTACTAATAAACTGATGGAATTGGCTAACTGCGGAGACCCCAAGTTTGAACTAAAAGCCCTAGAACTCCTTGGTAAGCACAGCGACATAGGCTTATTTACCGAGCGCAGTGAGATCACAATTAACTATAAGAACCCCGAAGACCTTGAGAATGCGATTAAAGAACGGGTTAAGCGACTACTTAATGCAGATGTTGTTGATGTTACCCCTATTGGAGCAGACCTAGATGACGTACTTGGGGTGGCTGAAGTACCCGAAAGAGAAATCGGGCCGCTAGGCGATGAGTTAAAGGACGATGGGGAGGATAATGCAACCCTCACTACTTGAGTCCGTGTCCCTAAAGGACATCCCGAACATACTGCCCTTGCTTTCCTCAGCAGATCAAGAGCGGCTGTTGGCTGAACTGAAGAAACTGGAGGAGTTAAAGACCCAGAAAATCTGTCAGGAGCGCTTCATTAAGTTCGTGGAAGCGGCGTGGCCCTCATTCATAGCGGGTAGACACCATGCCAAGATGGCTGCGGCGTTCGAGCGGGTAGCCAAGGGGGAGTTAAAGAGGCTAATTATTAACATGCCACCCCGGCACACTAAGTCAGAGTTCGCGTCATACCTGCTTCCGGCTTGGTTCCTAGGCAAGTTCCCCCATAAAAAAGTCATTCAGACCAGCCATACGGCGGAGTTAGCCGTGGGCTTCGGGCGGAAAGTGAGAAACCTCGTTGATCAAGAAATTTATACTCAGGTATTTCCGGGAGTTGGCCTACAAGCAGACTCTAAGGCTGCTGGCAGGTGGGCGACTACCAAGGGTGGAGACTATTTTGCTATCGGTGTGGGGGGTGCTGTTACGGGTAAAGGCGCGGATCTCCTCATTATTGACGACCCTCACTCGGAACAAGAAGCCGCCCTCGCAGAAATAAACCCCGACATCTACGATAAGACCTACGAGTGGTACACATCGGGTCCACGGCAGCGTCTCCAGCCGGGCGGAAGCATCGTAATAGTAATGACACGGTGGTCTAAGCGTGACTTAACGGGTCAAGTGCTCAAAAGTGCTGCCCAAAGGGGTGGTGAAGAGTGGGAAGTGATCGAGTTTCCGGCTATTTTGCCCTCTGGAGGCCCTCTGTGGCCTGAGTTTTGGTCCCTAACTGAGTTAGCAGCCCTGAAAGAGGAGTTACCTAACTCAAAATGGATGGCGCAGTACCAGCAAAACCCCACTTCCGAGACAAACGCCATAGTTAAGCGGGAATGGTGGCAGACTTGGGAGAAAGATGACCCTCCAACCTGTGAATTTACCCTGATGGCGTGGGATACGGCCTTCGAGAAAACTCAGCGTTCCGACTATTCCGCACTGACTACTTGGGGAGTCTTCTACCACCCAGATGGCACGGGGACAATGCAGGCAAACATCATACTTTTGAACGCTTTTCGGGAGCGTATGGAGTTCCCAAGGCTTAAGCAAGAGGCCATTGACCAATATAAAGAGTGGGATCCAGACTCAGTAATCATAGAGAAAAAGGCTTCCGGGGCACCCCTCATATATGAGATGCGGGCGATGGGAATACCAGTCCAAGAGTTCACGCCTACCAAAGGTAACGACAAGATTAGCCGTTTAAATGCTGTATCAGACTTATTTGCCTCTGGTAGAGTGTGGGCACCGAACACCCACTGGGCTGAAGAAGTTATAGACGAGGTTGCAAGTTTCCCAGCGGGCGAGCATGATGACTATGTTGACTCTGTGTCCCTTGCGTTGATGAGATTCCGCAAGGGTGGGTATTTACGTACATTACTGGATGAAGAAGATGAATTACCTTCATTCCGGCGCAAGTTTGAGGGCTATTACTAAGGACAAAATATGGCAATTGCTAAAGCACTAGGGCAAGCCCCGATGGGATTAAATCTCGAAGAGATGATGGATGAGCCTGCTCTTGAAATAGAGATTGAGGATCCCGAGGCTGTGCGTATTGGAATTGATGGGAAGACTATATTAGAGATTGAAGAGGTAGAGGATGAGGACGACTTCAATGCCAATCTCGCTGAAGAGATGGACGAGGGGGAGTTAACAGAGTTATGTGGTGATTTGATCGGCGAATTTGAAGAAGACTTATCCAGCCGCAAAGACTGGATGCAGACATACGTAGATGGCCTAGAGTTGCTGGGCATGAAGATTGAAGACCGCACCGAGCCTTGGCCCGGGGCTTGTGGTGTCTACCACCCACTATTAAGTGAAGCGTTGGTTAAGTTCCAAGCCGAGACGATCATGGAGACCTTCCCATCAGCGGGGCCGGTCAAGACTCAGATTATTGGCAAAGAGACTCCAGAGAAAAAAGAAGCCGCTATTCGTGTCAAAGATGACATGAACTATCAGTTAACCGAAGTGATGGTCGAATACCGGCCTGAGCACGAGCGGATGTTGTGGGGCTTAGGTCTTTCGGGTAATGCG